TAATCCAATTTTAACTAATTGGGCACACGATACTGTTGATAATTCAGACGGTGCTGGCACTTTAACAAATACTATTTCAGTTGCATACGAAAGTGTGTTTTACGAGCAAGGTCCTACTACTATTGGTGGACAAGGAGATCCTACAGGATTTGGACAAGATCATTATGATACAACACCTAGTCCAATTACACTAGAAGGTGGAGGACAATTAGGTCTTGGCGGAACAATTGGTAAAGCTATGGACTTGTATTCTTTTATTGCAAGCGGTGGTGCATATAATAACCCATTACTAGTTGTACTGCAAGGTGCACAACTTATCGGTAATGTAAGAAATTTAAGCAAAGAAGGTATAAGGCAAGAAGGATTTAACATACTTACTAGTGCAATTGGACAAGCTACAGGAACAAATGTAAGTGGAGTTGCTCAAACATTTTTTCCAAAAAACAGCGGACGCGGAGGAAGTAAAGATTTATTACTTGCGGCAGCTGTAACAGGAGTTGCGGCAGCTGTAACTAGTAGCAAAGGATTCTTAAAAAATAATCCTGCAGCATTATCAAGCGCAGTTGAAAAACAAGGTATAAAAGATATACAATCTAATTCAGGTGTATCTAGAGCTGAAGCTCAAGCAATACATAGAGCCAATTCGTCTAATCCTAATTATATGAGTTCATTAGAAAACAAGGTGACCGGAACATGACAAATAGCAGTTTACCAGTACAAACACAATCTGGCGATAAAAAAGTAACAGAATTTTTTGACAAATATTTTACAAAGAAACTAGAGTTTAGTACAAATGAAGTTGATGCTGTAGTTGCATTTTTTGAAAAAAGAGGTTTTGATAGATCAGCAGCAATTAGTACAGGAACAATTTTGCTCCAACAAGCAAAATTAGATGACATAAAAGTGTTTGTATTGCTTGACACATTAAAAGACTTTGACGAAACAAAACTAAGTGCAGTAGTTGCAGAAGTATTAAATTACAACAGAATTAATACTAGCACATTAGGATTTAAAAGTAACGCTGTAGTTGACACACTTGAAAAACGCAATGTAGTAGTGTAATATGGCTAGATTTGCACAAGGTAAATTTAACTGTAAATTTCCGGAAAAATATATAGGAACTAAAACACCAACTTATAGATCAAGTTGGGAGTTTGCTTTTATGCAATTCTGTGATAATCATCCAGCAGTAGCAAAGTGGGCCAGTGAAGCTATTAAAATACCATATCGAAATCCTCTTACTGGAAAACAAACAATATATGTACCAGACTTTTTTATTGCATATGCTGATCGAGGCGGCAAACAAAAAGTAGAACTTATAGAAGTTAAGCCTGCTAATCAAACACATAGAGAAAAATTAGGGCGTAGTAGAGCAAATCAAGCGGCTTGGATAGTCAATCAGGCCAAATGGGAAGCCGCATATGCGTATTGTAAGCAAAATAGCATACAGTTCCGTATAGTTACTGAAGACGACATTTTTCACAACGGCCGACGATGATCCGATAAATAAGTGTGTATATTAAAGGTACCACAACATGACTAAAAAATTAGAAGAACTGCTAAATCTTCCAGAATCAAAAGATCTTGTAGATCAAGACAAGAAAAAATCTAAAGCAGAAACAGCTATTGTAGAGCAAGAAGAAACTCTAAGAGATATTGCTGAATTTGATAAGATTGCTAGTGCATTGCCTAGTGTTAAAGGTTTAGGAGAAAAAGCAGACTCAGAACTTAACGATATTGCAGAACGTGCTCTACAAAGTTACGAAGATCTAATGGATTTAGGTATGAATGTTGAATCTAGATATGGCGGCAGAGTATTTGAAGTTGCCGGTAGTATGTTAAAAACGTCTTTAGATGCTAAAGTGGCAAAGATGGACAAGAAACTAAAGATGATTGAATTACAACTAAAGAAAGAAAAACTAGACAAAGATTCTTCGGGTAACGAAGGAGACATTGTAAATGGTGACGGATATGTTGTTACAGATCGTAATAGTTTACTTCAAAAATTGAAAAACATGGATAAATAGTTTATAACGGGAACAAAATTATGAAAAAATTTACAGAATTCTTAACTGAGTCACAAAAAACATATAAATTCAAAGTGCGGGTAGCAGGCGAGCTACCAGAGAAATTTGAAGACCATATGGAAATGAATCTTAACAAGTATGAGATTATTAATATGAGTGCTGGCAAAGCAACTCCAATTATGGAGAAACCAGCAGACTTTCCTCAACTACAAAACATGGAAGTTACTACATTTGAAGTAGAATTAAAATATCCGACTACAAGTCATATTTTAGAACAATACTTAGTACAATGTTGTGATGTTCCCCATAGCCATATTGTTGTACGAGGCGAGTTTGATCCTGTTGAAGAACAACAAACAGAAAAAGATGATGGTCCATACGAAGCAAAACTAACTACTGAAGACATGGGCGGCGAAAGCGCACAAGACTCAGTTGGTGCTAATAGAGTAATGGACTTACTAAAAGAATTAGAAACAGCTAGAAAAGAACGTGAAATTGATCCAATGGATGGTGCACCTAAAGGTGAATCAGCAGATATTAAAGATACTGAAAATTCCAAAGCTGTTATCGGGAGTTAATTATGAGTAACGATGAAATTAAAAAATTTATAGACCATTCAAAGTTATATACAGAAGTAGACTTTGAACAAAACAAAAAAGTTGAAGAAGGCGTACTTGATTTCATCAAAGGTTTATTTAAATCAGATGACGAAGCCGAAGAAGTTATTAAAAAAGCTGATCCTGAAGTAGTAAAACAATTAGATAAAGCAGTTGACAATAATGACCTTGATGCGTTTGGTGGCACAGGAGCACCTGTAGTAACGACACAAGATCAAGCAAATAGTATTTTGCAAAATCCAAATGCAACTGATGCTGAAAGACAAGCAGCACAAGAATTTTACGGTAAAGAAAAAACATCATCTGATAACACAGGCAAAGTAGCAAAACCAGGAAGCATGGGAGGCACAACTACCTCTGCAAATGATGGACCTCAAGTAGATACAGGTGCAGGTGCTAATGCACAAGCAAACATATCACAAAATGATACTAGTAGTGATAGTATTGTAGGAGATGATCCGTCTGGTGCAGGTGATGATGGAGTAGATCCAGATGCAACTGACCCACGAGGTGATCAAACAAATCCACCAGCAAATCAGCAAGGTGTTGATGGACCAGCAGATGCAGCAGCACAAGATAATAATCCAAACGCTGAAGTTGATCCAAGTAAACAAGGTATTGACGGACCAGCAGATGCAGCGGCTATGGCGGCAGGTCAAGCAGGTGCAGCAGCTGCTACAGCGCCTAGCAACGGTTCATTACTAGGACGTAAACTAGATACTACAACTCCAAATTTAATGAAAGCATATAACGATGGTGGCAAAAAAGCTATGCCGGCAATTAAAAATATGCAAACAGCACTATCACGTTTAGGACATGATCCAAATGGTATTGATGGGAAATACGGTAAAGGAACATATGCAGCAGTACAAGCATTCCAAAAAGCAAACGGATTAACTGTAGACGGCCAGGCTGGACCAGGCACAATGGCTGCAATTAAAAAAGCACTTGATGATAATTTTGAAAAGAACAAAGCAACGCCAGCAGACCAAGATCAATCACCACAAGATGGTGCGGAGCCAGAACAAAAGTCAGCAGCACAAAAAGCAGCTGACGAATTTGCAGGTGGTGACGTTCAAGGTGGCGAGTTTGCTGGTACAGGCAACACTACAGATGATGCAATGGATCCAAAAAATCAACAAAAAGATATTAACACGGCACAACCAAATGCAGACTTAGGTCGTTATGTTGAACTATTAAACAAACTAGAAGGCGGACAAGTTAACGCTAGTTACGACTTCCGTGACTTAATAGCACTAGTAGAATCTAAACTATTAAACGAAAAACTTACACCAGCCGAAATGGAAGAATTAAAAGCATTGCATAATAAAGTGCAAGGACATGTTGGTATTGACGCAGAACTAGATACAAAAATTACAGCGGCATTAAACAGATATTTAAAATTAGTAAAAGAACCAGCAGATAAAGCAGATGCACAAAATAAAGCAAGTGATGCACAACTAATTGCTAAAGGAAAAGCTGCAAAAGCAGATGCACAAAATAAAGCAAGTGATTCACAGTTAATTGCTAAAGCACAATCTGCAGAACCAAAAGTAAGTAAAGAATTATACGTACAAATGGCACCTAATCGTAATGCATCTCTAGGAAACTTTAATGTAAGTAAAATGAAAGCAAAGTATCCTAAGCCGTATGTAGATATACCTAACAAAGATGGTACTATTACTCGCGGTTACGGTCCATTAAAGAATTTGGAAGACTTTGTTGCAAATCAAGGTAAAAAATTTAAAGCAAAAATAATCGGTAAACCAGCACAACAAGCAGGCGTACCAAACGCAGAACGTGACGGAGCAGAACGTGGCGTACAAACAGCAAGTAAGGATAACAATATGAAAAAAGCAATCGAAGAAGCATCAATGAATATTTCAATTAATGGTGATAGCGCAGCAGAGGTTGCTGAATTAGCTGGCATCCTTAAAAACGCAGGTATGCATGATGCAAAACCAGTAAGTGATATTATGCCACACGCAGGCAATAGTCATGACGATATGATGTCTAAAATGGCAATAGTAAATGATCCAGAAATGGATAGTCCATGTGGAATGGATGAAGAAGGCGTAGAAGAAGATTGGGATAATAGCCCAGACGAATCATATGCTGATACACAAACAATGACACATGATTTAAGCGGTGGAATAAACAGACAGAAAAAAGCATACGCAAAAGCACAAGACGGCGACAATGCAATGGCTGTGGAAACATCAATTAAAGAACAACTTTGGGCAGCATTAAACGAAAAGATGACAGCTGAGGGTCGAGGCCGTGGCAAAACATTAAAAGCATCACGTGGAGAAAAATTAAATGCATCACGTGGTAATAAGTTAATGGCATCACGTGGCAAGGATAAAAAGACAACTGAGGGCTCTAGAGGTAAAAAGAGTCGTGGTAAGAAGTCAAGAGGTTAATTGGGAAGAATATTTCCAACACATTAAACCTGTATGTCCCTGGAGCGGAGCAGCTCTTAAAAAAGGCGAATTAAAAATTATACAATGGTCTGGAGAGATTGAACCACTAGGTAACAATCAGGCCATTGTTTATATTTGTCCAAACTACAACCGTAGACGCCTAAAAAAATTACACAAAAAAATTGATAACGGTGAGTATGAATGGCTATGGAGCGAGCCTACTAACGGTCCTAATGCATCACCGGTACCTGTGTTAATACAGCAAGATAAACGCAAGTTGTTTGATTTGCGATTCGATACAGGATACTATGACGATATAATAGGTTAAATACTAGTATGAGTAAAAGTTTAGATGGTGTACTAACCAAAAAAGCAAACAAACAAGAAACCTGGACTAATGAACAAATCGAGGACTTACAAAAATGTATGGATCCTAACGAAGGTTATTTATATTTTGCACGTAAGTTTTCTTACATTCAACATCCTGTAAGAGGTAAGTTGTTGTTTGATCCTTTTGAGTATCAGTTACGTTTGATGCACAGTTATCATAGTTATAGATTTAATATTAATATGATGCCAAGACAAACAGGTAAGACTACTTGTGCGGCTATCTATCTAGCATGGTATGCAATGTTTATACCTGACCAAACAATACTTATTGCTGCCCACAAATACACAGGCGCACAAGAGATTATGCAACGTATACGTTATGTATATGAATTGTGTCCAGATCATATTAGAGCAGGTGTTACAAACTACAACAAAGGTTCAATTGAATTTGAAAATGGATCACGTATTGTTAGTGCTACTACAACAGGAAACACAGGACGTGGTATGAGTATATCATTACTATACTGTGACGAGTTTGCATTTGTACAACCTAATGTTGCAACCGATTTTTGGACATCAATATCTCCTACACTAGCAACAGGTGGTCGTGCTATTATTACTAGTACACCTAATAGTGATGAAGATACATTTGCTACTATTTGGAAACAAGCAGAAGATAAATTTGACGATCACGGTAATGAGCAAGAAGTAGGTATTAACGGATTTCATAGTTTTAGAAGTTATTGGGATGAACATCCTGACAGAGATGACAAATGGAAAGAAGAAGAACTTGGGCGTATCGGTGAAGAAAGATTTAGACGTGAATACGATTGTGAATTCTTAGTATTTGACGAAACATTAATTAACAGTATAAAACTTAGTGCTATGGACGGTAAAAGTCCTTTAGTTAATATGGGACAAACACGCTGGTATAAAAAACCTACACCAGAATTTACATATGCTGTTGCACTTGATCCAAGTATGGGTACAGGTGGAGACAACGCAGCTATACAAGTATTTGAATTACCTAGTTATGAGCAAGTAGCAGAATGGCAACACAACACTACAGCAATACCTGGACAGATTAGAGTACTTGCAGATATTTGTAATTACCTACAACAAGAAACCGGGAATGCCAATGGAATTTACTGGAGCGTAGAGAACAATGGAATAGGCGAAGCGGCACTTCTCGTTATAAACGACTTTGGTGAAGAGAATATACCCGGATTATTTGTTAGTGAGCCTATCCGCAAGGGACATGTACGTAAATTCCGTAAAGGCTTCAACACTACACACGGTACTAAAATTTCAGCATGTAGTAGATTAAAAACTATGATTGAAAATGATAAAATGATAGTACATTCAAAACCTTTCTTATCAGAGCTTAAAAACTATGTCGCAACCGGATCTAGTTATCAAGCAAAACTAGGACAAACAGATGATCTCATAAGTGCTACATTACTTGCAATAAGAATGATGGCTGTTCTTAAAGATTGGGATCCTAGAATATATAATACATTTACACAAGCGGAGCAAATAGACGACTACGAAGCACCAATGCCGATCTTCATAAGTAGCAACTATTGATAAATACAATACAATGAAAAATTTAGACCTTATATCAGAAGAACTTTTTAATAAGATACGTGGCCGCTTTCCAAGTGTTACTATTGGTGATGCTCAAGGAAATGTAACCAATGTACCTAAAGACGCTCGTTACTTTGACTTTGATTACAAAGAAGGTGACGAAAGTTTAGGAAAGGTTAGTATCAGTCTTACTGATGACGCAGTTGAAGTAATGTATGCTGACAACTTTGTAGGCGAACAAGACGAACTTACACAAGCAGGCTGGTATGATTTTTTAAAAGAACTAAGACAATTTAGCAAAAAGCGTCTATTGAAATTTGACACACGTAATATTAACAAGTCAAATTTAGATCGTAGAGATTATGCGTTTTTAGCAACAAATCGCGGAGACAACACAATGAGTGAATCAAAGATGTATGGTACTAACAAACATAGTTACCAAAATGTAGATAGTGCTAGAATAGTTATCAAGCACACAGAAAGCGTAAATCCAGAGCTTGGTAAAGCACGTACAAGAAATATTGGAAAAATATATATTGAAAGTGCAGATGGCGAACGCTTCTTATATCCATATAAACATTTAACTGGTGCTAGAGCAATGGCAAGACACGTTGCTGAAGGTGGTAAACCATTTGATGATTTTGGAACACACATTGTAGGCCTAAGTGAAGAGATGAATAAACTCCGCAAGTTTAAATCTTACATGGGGCGTTCAGCTGTAATGGCAGAAAGCCTATCAGGGTATATGGATGTTGTCAAAGAAAGAATTATTACAGTAAGAAAAACAATTGAGTCATTACAAAAGCCAAAGTTTTATGCAGAAACTATTTCAGCATTTGAAAAGCCAATGATGGAAGACGTACCAAGTGACGTTGCAGAAAACTGGATAGACCAATTAACTATTAGACAGTTTAATGAAGAATTAAAAGATGTATTCCCTTACATATATAACTTAGTAAGTGAAGCAACAAAAGCAAAAGATATTACAGCAGAAGATATATTAGGCGAAGCACCAATTGACGATGTTGAAGTAAGAGCACCTGCAGAAACATATAAAGTTGCATCAGGTGATACAATATATTCAATTGCTAAAAAATTCCAAAATGCTAATTTCCAAGGC